CCGCGCCAGCACCCACTACCGGAAAGACACCCGCGTCGGCGATCAACTGTCCAGCGCCGAATACGATGGTCAATGGAGTTTGCACCGCGCCGTATGTCGCGCCCGCAAATCCCCCGGTTCAGCAAACGCCGAATGTGACCACGCCGCCGGCGCCGAGTGCAAGCAATTTATCGGCATCCGGAGCGCTTGCCGCATTCGCTCTGGCTGCACAGGCTGCGAGTGAGGGATTGTCGAACGCAACTACCGCGACGTTAAACGCCGATCAGTGGAACTACTATTATGGCCACGTTCCGCAGTTTGTGCCGACGGTGAATGGTGCTGCCGTGAATACGGGATCGCTTTTTGATTTAGGGCAGGTGTTTTTTCCGAACGGCCGGCCGGCGAATCCCGCGAACTACACACAGTACACGGCCGCTCAGTTTATCGCCGCGCTTCAAAACGCGGGAACGTCATGGTCTGGATTTTCGGGCCTTGGAATTCCGGCTGGTCTGATTCATGGAGGTTGGTAATGGGCGATCTTTCCGGCTGTTACTCCTGGGAAGCAGTCTTCTCTCCCCAAGTCTCCTGCGGGACTTCTCAAGGGCAAACCGTTTGCCCGGATGCGACGTGGTTTTGGGTTTTAGCCGCGGGAATCGCCGCAATTGCAGTTTTCAAAAAGAAGTGATGATCGCCTCTCAACATCTCGGACTCGCGGAAGCAACGGGCCTCTTGTGCGCGTTCAATCTGACGCGCGGCCACATGCTTGCGCACCAGGTAAAAACCGCGGTGACGATGATCGATCGGCGAACCGGCTTGCTGAATCGCGAGACGTTCGAACCCGGTGAAGGCCTTCACATCGTGCCGTGCGACTCGATTCACACGATGGGGATGAGATTTCCGATTGACGTGCTGTTTCTGGACGGCAACGGCGCGGTTCTGGTGGCATGGCGCAATATTCCGCCGGGGTCCAGCATGGTTTGCGCAGGCGCATCTTCCGCGCTGGAGCTTCCGGCCGGGATGATCGATGCGACGGGAACACAAGTGGGCGACGTGATCCAACTGGAGGGCGCATGCTGATGGGCTTCGGGCAGCTTGGCCAGGTTGATCCAAGCGCGATCGATAACACTACCGGCTTGACCTATGGACAGGAACAGTTGGCGTGTCCTGGTGTTTGGGATGCACCGACTGGAACATGCAACGCAACGGCGATTGGGCCATCTGCTACGTGTATGCCTCAGGGATGGTTTGGGCCGCTTGCCCCGGGTCAGTCCTATTGCGCGGCTCCCACAACGACAACGACGCCAGCGACGACTGGGCCAAATCCGGGGGCTACGGCGGCGGCATGTCCCAGCGGCGCGACCTGTTCAATCGTACCCGGCGTTCCGAATACGAATATTTATTTTGCGGTCGCGGCAATTGCGTCCCTGTTCTTTTTCGCTACGGCGATGGGAGGACACCGATGAACGCCTACCAAATCCTCCAGGTTTCAAACACGGCGCCCATCGAAGTCATCCGCGCCGCCTGGTCCGCGCTAGTGCGGCAATGTCACCCGGACGGGCCGAAACCGGACAAAGCGAAAACGCAGCGGCTGAACGAAGCATATGCGGTTTTGAAAGATCCGGCGAAGCGCGCCGCACTGGATCAGCAGTTAGCCGCGCACGCGAACGGAAACGGAAAAGCGAAAATCAAGCACGCGCCGCGGGTCGTCGATCCTCATCCGCCGGAATCCGCATACCCGGATGCGTATGTGGGTTTCTCGCCCGAAAAAATCGATGAAGCGATTACGGAATTGACGCGCGCGGCCGGGGCTCCGCCGATCGTGGGCGACTTCATGCAGTTCTTGCATCAGCAGGCGCGGAGGCGGCAATGAGCATTCTCAGGGGAATGGGATTGTTTCAGCCGGGTCCGGATAGTTCCGATGCTTGCGGCGGCGCGACTCCGTGCGGCGCGACTGACTGGATATCGATGTCCAGTGCTTGCGCTCAGTTTTTGGTCTGTGCCGATCCAAGTTTTGTTCAAACAGTTTCGACTCTGGCGCAAAATCCCGGAGCATTACAGCCCTTGATCGTTGCTCCTTTATTGACGGCTCCAGCAGTAGGTTATGCAGCGGGGGAAATTGCGGCGGTCGCTGTCCCTGTCGCAGGTGGAATTGTAAGTGGCGCAGCGGGCGGGGCCGCGACCGCGACTGGAATTCCAATCACGGTCATTTACCTTGGGCTAGGTGTTGCGGCGTTTTTCCTACTGAAGTCGGTTATCAAATGATCGACCAATCTCTCATCACGCCGTTTCAGTCCGCGCCGATGTTGGGCATGGGCGATCTCGGCCAGGTGTCTCTATCGAGCGACATCTCCACTTGGGGAATCGGCGAGTGGGCGGCGGTGGTCGGGATTTCCTACGTGGCAATTTCGCTGTTCTTCGATTTCAAAAACGCGGGCCGGGCAACCGGAAGTTACGTCGGCCGGAAAGCCAAAAGGACGAAGCGGGCAATCTCCAAAGCGGCGGTTGGCGGAACAAGCAAACTCGGCACCGTGGTAGCCGTGGGCGCGCTGGCCGCAGCGGGCTACGTCGGTTACGAAATGTACACACAGTCTCAGGCGGCTCCAACGCCATGAAAGGAATTTTATGTCTCTAATCGGAATGAACGCTTTGCGCGACTTCGTGCCGGGATCTTATCCGGTGCCTCAGAATCCGGTATTGGCGGGTCAGGGAATGGGCGATTTCGTCGCGGGTTCGTTTCCCGTGCCTCAGGTGCCCGTGATCACTTCGCCCGGCGGCATGAGTTCGCTCGTGCCCAGCTCACCCACGGGAATGATTATTCCCAACAATTCGGTGATGTCCGCATGGAACGGCGCGGGCATGTCCGGTTGCGGCGGCGGATGCGGTTGCGGCGGGGGATGCGGTGGAGGCATGGGGCAGCTTTCCTTAACTTCGATCACGGCTCCGTTCACGAATGCCTTTACCGATGTTCAGACGGCGATTTCAACCGGCTCCATTGCGCCAATTACGGGAGAGGATTGGCTCGTGCTGGGCGGCACGGCGGCGGCTCTGTGGTTCATGTTTGGGAAGAAGGGACGGCGATAAATTGGCCTCGCCTCAAATCTCGAATGACCGGAGACTCCCGGCTCGACATGGGCGAAGTGTGGACACCGTGAATGTCGAACGGTCACAACCCGACGCGCGGGAGGAATCCCGATGAGGCCAAATAAAAAGCGATTTGCACGCCGCAGAAACAGCGCGACCGATCATCTCGATAAATCCCCCTCGTATCATCCGAAGGGCGGAACCTCAACCGAGGTGCGGTCGCCAACATCGACATCGACGGAAGTCCGGTCACCAACCGAAACCTCCACGTCAACATCGACCGACGCTTACACTGCAGGCAATGTCACGGTCACCGGCGGGGCGGGCGCGGGCGCAACCACTGTCAAAATCCATCAGCACAAGATGCCTGAAAGCGCCAGGGGCAGCGAACGGCCACAGAGAAAGCCGTGGGCCGGAGTGCCAGCGGTACACGCGGCGGGGCAGAAGAAGAATCCAGGCGGCGTGATGGTCACGAGTGCTCTCGCGCATTCCGCAGTCGGCCGCAAAGCAACCTCTGCGCTTAAGAAGCTGTTCTCGAAAAAGAAAAACCCGGCAGCGCAAGCTTCAGCGATGTATGAACTGTTCCACGGGATGCCGCCGAACGAAATAATTGAGATCGTCGAACGCGTCCACGTGCATTCGAACCTCTGGACGGCCGGCACGCTCACATCGATGGTGATTCAAACCGAACGCGGGAGAAAGTTTAACCTCGTGGCTCCGGATCCGGACGTATGCAAAAAATCGGATATCGTATACGTCACGTTCAACGAAGGCGGAAATCAAATGTACTTCCGCGGCGGCAATCAGGAAATTCCCCGGCGGCTGCTTGAGCAGTACGGCTTCAAGGCGGACGATTTCCGCGAACACATGATTATCGGCGCGGTCCTCGAATTGACGTATCGGACGCGCAAGAGTTTCGAGAAAAACGGCAAAGAGCAGGTGGACTTCTATCATCCGCTAGGTCATGAGCACGCGGGCAACGTGCTTCCGCTGCTGGTCTACAAGCCGCGCGATCCGAGCATGGAGATTTACGGCGGGCGCTACAAGGTGCTGCCGAAACGTGGCGACATCGGCGCAAGCCCGGGGATTGCCGGCTGAGTAACGAAATGAACGAACTTATCGAATACGCGAAAACCGTGCCTTATTTCCCCGCGAACTCATGCGCCTGGGGCCATGCGGCGTTGGGTTTTGGCGTGTCGGTCTACATGACCGATCCATGGGTGCAAGCCGCGGGCGCGATCGCGTTCGTGATGTACGAACTGTTTCGCGAAAAGCCACTGAATGAAAAGATCGGCTCGGTGGCGGAATTCGCAACGGGATTTATGGCGGGGAAAGTAGTCGGAGGGTTGAAGAGCAAATGAATTTTGTTTTCCTGAGCGTGCCAACATTCGAACCGTGGGATTGGACCAACCCCGATGTCAAAGGCATCGGCGGGTCCGAAACCTCGCACATTGAAATGTCGAACCGGCTTGCGGATCGCGGCCACAGGGTCTATTCGTATGGCCCCACGCCGTTTAAACCGCCCACGGTGAACCCGCACGGCGTGACATGGGAGCGATGCGATAACGATCCGAACATCTGGAAACGTGACGGTATCTGGGTGATCTATCGCGATCCGGAATCGATCGACGACGTGAACCCGGCAAACCCGGCCTGGTTGATTTGTCAGGACGTCGACTATCCGACGCTGACCGCCGAACGGGCGGCTAAGTTCACCCGCATCGTCACCCTGTGCGAGACGCACGCCTTTTACATGCGGCTCCGATTCCCGCATCTGGCCGACAGAATTTGCGTTTCGTCGAACGGCATCAAGTCGGAACTGATCGCCGAAGCGCTGAAGAATCCGCCCGCGCGGAATCCCAAACGCCTGATGTACGCTTCGAGTCCCGACCGCGGACTCATTCACCTGGCGCTTGTGTTTAGCCGCGCGCGAGAAGTGATTCCCGACCTCGAATTGCACGTTTACTACGGCTTCAACAACATCGATAAAGTTGTCGAAAAGAGCGCGCACGTCCGCAAAATCACCAACGACATCCGCCGGCAGCTCGACCAGCCGGGTATCGAGTGGCACGGCCGCACCGCGCAGCCGGAACTGATTCAGGAATGGCTGAAGGCTGGTATCTGGTGCCATCCGTCGTCCTTCACCGAAACCTCCTGTATCACGTGCATGGACGCGCAGGCGCTGGGCGCGATCCCGATCACGACGCCCATCTGGGCCATCGGCGACAACGTCAAGCACGGCGTGTTCATCGAGGGCGATCCCTACAACGACAATCTGACGCGGGCGCGCTACACGCTCGAATTGGTCAAGTTGGCTAGCGATCCGATTCGGCAGGAAGCCATTCGCGCCGAAATGATGCCGTGGGCGCAAGGCTTTTTCGGCTGGGAAAAGTTCGTCGATCAGTGGGAAGGGTGGGCCAAGATCGATTTGCATCGAGAATCCCGGCCGCAACTCGTTCCGCGCATGCTTCAGGAGGCCGTCGCGTGAACGACTCCATCAGGGACCCCATGATTTACGAAGGCCAGTATCCATTCCAAGCGAAGTACGCTGTCGGCAAAGCGCTCAACGTCGGATGCAACACGGACGGCGCCGGAATCGCCTCGCGCGGCGGAATCAACATCGACCTTTTCCGGCATGACGAACACACGGGCCTCGCGATACCCTGCCACGCGCAAGCGGACGCTAGGCACTTGCCCTTCGCGCCGAACTCGTTCGATTCGGTCGTGCTTGGAGAAATTCTGGAACACATGCAAACGCACGACGCGGTAGCTTCGCTCAAGGAAGCGAAAACCGTGCTCCGTCCAGGCGGGCGAGTGGTCGCGACCATCCCGCATGACGACCGCGGCGGGCCGGATCACACGCCGGAGTATTATCCCGGAATCGCAGCGTACCACTATCGCGAAATCACCCGGCTCGAGTTTTTCGACTGGATTCAGGAAGCCGGGCTGAAGCTGATGCTCTGGGCCAGGATCGTTCACGTGTGGGGAAAGCAGGGAACCGGGGTAGTCGCATGCTGACGCGCAAACGCACTATCGGAACGGTCGGATATCTGGGCGGCATCATGGCCCTGCCGGAGCCCTTCGTCTATTCCTGGACGCAGATGATCCAGTTCAATCAGCAAGCCATTTGCCAGGAAGATGAGCAGATCCACTACACCCGAACGCGCTACAGCCTGCACTCCGCGGCGCGCAACGATCTCGCCCAAAACATGCAAGGCGAATGGTTGTTACAACTCGACACGGACCTGGTGTTTGATCCCGATTTCTGCGCGCGACTGGTGCGCGTGATGGAAACGTACAAGCTGGACATCGTGACCGGCGTGTACCCGTACAAAGCGAATCCGGGCGTGCCGACGCTTTACCACCACAACGAAAAAACCCAGCGCCATGATCCGATCTCGCTTTCAGGCGATCTCTCGGATATGGAAATCTTCGAAGTCGATTCGGCCGGCGGCGGCTGCCTGCTGGTCAGGCGTTCAGTATTTGAACGCATCGTGACGGAGTTAAAACAACCTCCGTTTGAAATGATTCCGCCCTGTGGCGAAGACCATTCGTTTTTCATGCGCGCGAGAAAGCTGGGAATTAAGGCCTATTGCGCGTGGAAAGTGCAAGCAGCGCACCTTGGA